GGATACAGCACCAAGCTTTATGGACTATCTAGCTGCTGGCTTACAAGGAGCAGGCCAAGCGCAAAAAACACAACAGCCGTCTTACCAGTCAATGGTTCCACCGCAATCGATGACAATGCAGCCTCAAATGCAACAAGCTGGAAGGCGCAATGTTATGCCAACTGTAGCTGCAGATAACCTTTTGGCTGCGGCTGCGGCTAGGCAATTAGCTGCAGCGCCTAAAGAAGGAGAAGGCGAAGCAGGGGGTGGCCTAATGGGAGGGTTGTTAGGTGGCCTTGGAAGCGTTGCTGGCCTTGCATTAGGTGGAGGCCCTACTGGCGCTGCTCTTGGTGGCAAGCTTGGAAGCGCTTTAGGGGACATGGTGGGGTAATAAATGAGTGATGACAAAAAGTTTCCATCTGATATGCGCAGCCGCATTGGCGATGGAGACACTTCAAAGAAAGACAGCAAAAGAGGCTGGGACTTATCGCTGTTGTTTTTATCAGGAAACCAGTGGCTGTCTTACGATGTAAATCTAGGGCGGTACGAGCTTGTTCGGCCACGCACAGGGGCAAACACGCACGCTACTGTTAACCTTTTGCTAAACATGTACCGAAACATTTTGTCACGCTTGAGCGTGAATTACCCTGCTGTCGCAGTAATGCCAGCTACACCGTCAGTAGATGACGTTACAAAAGCAAAAGCTACTGAGCTTTTCCTGGAATACCATTGGAACGCTGACGACGTAAAAACAACCCTGTCGTTGGCGTTTTCTTATTTGCTATCTATGGGCACATGCGCGTTGCACACGTATTACGATCCTAGCAAAGATCGAATCACAACAAGCGCACACAATGCCTATGACATCTTTTTTGAAAAAGACGTTACCTCGCCAGATGAGTCTGAGTGGATAGCACTTCGCACATACCACACTAAAGAAGCGCTAAAGAAAGCATACCCTGATAGAGCAAAGGAGATCGAAGAAGCCCCTGCCTCTGTTAAAAAGGACAGCCCATCAGAACCAAAGGTTCCTGCAAACAGAGTCGAGTTGTTTGAGATATATTGGCGCGATGGTCGCCACGCTATCATAATGGGCAACACGTACCTGTTTAAAGAAGAGGACGCACTTACAGACCCGTTCCCCATTCAGATTATCCGGTACACAGTTATACCTACAAAGCTGTGGGGCATTGGCTTGATTGAGCCGCTTGTTGACCTTCAGTGGTTTTACAACAAAGCAAGAAGCCAGGTCATTCAAAACGCAGAGCTTATGGCAAACCCCAAGGTCTTAATACCTAAGACAGCAGGCGTTCCTACAAACTCGTTTACTGACCGCCCAGGCGAAAAAATATACTACAACGCTACTGGTGGAAAACCAGAAATGATGGTGCCGTCTCCATTGCCTGGGTACATCATGGACAACATGAGCCGCATCCAGGCTGAGATGTCAGACGTTGCAGGCATTCACTCTGTAAGTCTTGGAAGGCGAGCCGTAAACGTAAGCTCCGGCGCAGCCCTTGATGTGCTTGCAAAGAAAGACTTGAGCCAGCTAGAGATTACGCAGACATTCATTGAGCATGCTGTTCGCAACGTAGCCAAAACAGTTGTCCTGTATGCAAAGGCTTACTACACAGAAGGTAAGTACATACGGATGATGGACGAGTATGGCGGCGTAATCCATAGAGAGATACAAAGCGAAGACCTTACGTCAGACCCAGAAGTGTTTATTCAAGCAGGGTCGCTGTTTAGAAAAGAAGCTCAAGACAGAGACGCTAAGGTTATGGAAATGTTTAACCTTGGCTTAATAGACAAAGACACAGCTCTGTATGAGCTTTCGTTCCGTGCAAGCAACGCACAGGTAAGCGAAAAGGTTAGGAGCCTTGCTCACGCTCAAACAATTCTTGAGGGAGTAAAGCGCGGCGACGGTCTTGAGGTATACTCAACAGATGACCTAACTTCGCTTGAAAAAGTCTTTAAGAATTTTATGCAAGGTGAAGAGTTCTACGCATTGCCGGAAGAAAGACAGAACTACATTAGTGATGTTTACGTTTCGATTGTTTCTTTTGGCAAAGGCCAGCAAGTTTACGATGCAATGATGCAGCAAAGAAAGGTTTTCCCAAGGGAGATTTTGCCAGGAACAAACCCACAGCAAGCTGCACGTCAAGCATCTTTGCCTGAGTCAGGCGCAGCAGAGCAACAAGTGGCAGGAGAAGCAGCGCGTAACGCATCAGAAGCCAACGCAGTTGAAGACTCCGTAAGCAGAATGGCAGCAGGAACTGAGGCCACCATTAGTCCGTTTGGAGGGCAACTGTAATGCTGGTTTCAGAAATTAAAGGATTGTTTAGGGCGTATTGCGATGAACCTGACGAAACTTTTTTGTCTGACGCAAACGTGCAGTCGTATCTTAAACAAGGGTATGCAGAGTTTAGGCGCAAAGTTACTGCCCTAGACCCTTACACCTACGCTATTGAAGTAGACATTGCAGTAACAGGGGACAAGTACGATCTAGCAGACGCCACAAACCCGGTCACAATTTTAGGCGCAAGCGTTCCTGCTACACAAAGAAGAATGGTTGACCTTGTTAACATTAGAACTAAAACGACAGAGTCGAGCTTTCAAGGCTTTCAGTACAAGGGCGCGGCAGGGCTAAAAAGCCTGCCAAACACCTATCAGACGTACACGCTTATGGGCACAATCTTAGCGTTTAGCGAAAACATAGACACAACTATTACGTTAACCTATGTGCCAGAACAAGACACCGACTGGGCTGCAGGTACATTTATTGACGACATGGCACAGTTTCATGACATGATCGCGCTGTACGCATTTATGCAGTATCAAATTCGTGACATGTCAGTAAACAAGCCATTGATGATGCAGCTTGCTAAACGTGAACAAGAACTTGCGGGCTACATTGTAGACAGAAACGTAGACGCATCGCACTATATACAGCGAACCATGGACAGCTACGAGGATTTCTAATGGCCATACCCTCACAAGAAGTAGAGATTCTCAAAGAGGGTGTAGACAATAGAGCACCTGCAAACTCAAGCTTTGCCTTAAATCTTATTCATAGGCGAGGGGCTTTTGAGGTTAGGGATGGCTTTGGGCAGCTAGCTCAAAGAACAACATCCTTAAACATGCCAATGCCTAGCGGAAGAGGGTTTGGTATTAATGAGCATGTCGCCTCAACAGTGATGAACACAAATTTTGGCCATGTCCAAATTGTGTCTTTGTTTAAAGCATCGGTTAATACTGCAAACACAACAAGCAACACACCAGCCACAGTTGGTTGGTACAACAATTTTAGAGAGTCTCTTTACTCCATACACATTGACGACATTACTGACGGGACGCACTGGGAAGAAATTCTCTATACGCACACCGCACAAAGCCAAACAGTTAGGTCGGCATCACAGGTGGTAGAAGAACAGTTTGCAAGCAACATGGGGTCTTGGTACGGACATTACGAAACAGGCTCAGATAAAGATAGGCAGTCGGTTATTAAATCGCAAAGCGATGAGCCTGTGTTTTTCCATGAATATGCAGATGTATTGCTGTTTGGAAGCAAAGACATTGGGACATGGATATACTACCCGACGCATTACAGGCATTCGTTAGTGCCAAGGTCCGCACAAGCAGACACAAGCGCAACAGTAGAAGCAATTGGCAAATATTCTGAGTCTAGCAGAATACAAAGACTTTCGTTTACACCGGGGTTAGGTGAAGGGTTTCCGTATGCGTCAAACAGTACGCTGCCAAACTTTGTAGACGCAACCTCTATAGGTGCATCTGTTGTCTACGCAAGTGATCGCAGGTTGTATTTTACCGATGCCGCGTTGCCTGCATCGATTATTACAGACAACGTTGTTGACGTTCCTTGTGACAAAGAAATTACAGCAATAGAAGAACAGCTTGGAAACGTTATTGTCTTTACTGAGTCGGAAACGTTTATTTACAGGCCCGCTGGAAACACTGCTATTAAGTCTGGGGGAATGTTTACGCAACTCTCAAACTCAACGGGATGCGTCAACCCATCATCAGTCATTAAAGTTGATGGAACAATCTTTTGGATTTCTAAAAACGGAATTTTTGCAACGTCAGGAAACTTTCAAATAAACCCAATAGGCGAACCCGTCGAAAGGTTTTTTACCGACTATGTGACAAATCCGCTTAGCAGTTACTACCCAAAAAGCGGGATGATTAATAACGCAAACATTCAGCCGCAAACAACGCTGCAAGCTTCCTTAAAAGGCAGCAACATTAGTTACTGCGAAAGGTTTGCGTGCCTGGTTGCAACGTTCCCAGAAAACAATGCGTCATTGGTTTTTAGTGGCGGCAAGTGGTCTGTGTGGACGTATGAGTCTATAGCGTTTTACAATCAATCAACCTCTACCGAAGAGGTTGGTGTAACGCAAAACGTAACAATGCCGTGGATTATTGGCACGCCAACAACGATGTTTATGGTTGGCAGCGTAGACCCCCAGACTATTAACGACGTGTCTTCAGAGGACAGAGACATACTAACCAACTCTTACTATTTAATGGAGTATGGCAGGGGCGGTGCCCTTGATAGAAGTGTCGATGACGAAGACTACAGACAGCCCGCAGGTTCTTTTGAGTACAACACAACTGTAGCTGCAGCAGCGACTGCAAACACGTTTTTGTATTACGGTAAGCCTTTTAGGCTGCGTTCTGGGTATAAGTTTAGAGGAACGGAACCGGTACTTACAGACAGCGATGAGGTATATTTGGTTCCTGTGTACGCAATAATGCCTACAGGGTTTGAGCGAATTGCGTCATGGACTTCTTTAATTTCTTTTGACAGCAATAATTGGGATGCAGTTCTTTACGACAACACAGCCTCAGGCTCGTCAAAAGCTATTGACTTCATTCTTCCAAACGAAAGAATTTTTGTTGAGGCAGGGTACGGCTATGGTGGCATTGTAGCTAGTCAACATGTTGTTGTTGAAACCAATACGGTTGAAATTAAATTTAACCAAGGGGTGGCAACAACAATTAACACAACCCCTAACAGGGTAACCCCTCTTTTATTTCTTCCCTTTAAGAAAAAAGGCACAGCCACCTCTAGTTCTGTTTATTCAATGGGAATCGTTCCAAGCACTGTTGCAGGCAAGCATGACTTTATAGGCGCAGGGCCAACTACTTGTAAGCCGGTTGTTTTTGTTTGGGATCAAATGTTTGTTGGAACTAACGACAAAAGGTTTGAGAACTCAGTGGTTCAACCTGTTGACTGGGCCTACAAAAGCGCATCGCTTGGTATGGGAGATCCTGATAGGTTTATGGCAAGGGGCCTGTACTCTGTGCTTTTATCAAGAGGGCCTGGAAACTCCAGCGATTATGCTGTGCAGTTTACCCCAGGGCTGTACAACACGGTATTATCGTCAGACCGAAAAGGGTGGATGAGCCAGATTATTGATTTTTCTGGCGCTAATGCAGACGCAATTGAACGCATTGAAAACAAGTCTTCTATACGCACACGAGTTAAATCAGGCACAGACCTTGTGACTAAAACGTTTGGATCTAACCTTACGTATGGCGCAAGCGGAAACACTACCGCAGGAAACTACCTAATTGACGATGAAGAAGTCTCGACTATTGCGACAAGTGATTCAGTGCGAGGTGAATGTTTTTCGTACATGCTTTACGGCCACATACAAATTCGCAGCCAAAAGATTAAACTTCAAAGCGTTAAAGCGTCGTACAGGGTTGCTGGAGGGAGAAGGAGGTTTGGCCACTAATGCCACTTATACCTACTCCATACACAATCCCAGGCGAGGGGGCTAACGTTGTTCTAAGCACAAGCGAAGAGAACAGAAACGCAGAGCTTACAAACACTGTAAACTCAATTGGGCTTACGACCCCTGTTGATTTGATTGAAGAGCCTAAGACGTCACAAAACGTAATCACTTTGTCGTCAGGCGATTTTGCTGGCGTTAAAATGAAAAAAGAATTTACGCAGTTAAAGTCATTAGGTGGCGCAAGGTTTACATCAAGGGCAATCTTCAATAGCACCACAATGGTAGAGGGCGTAACCTTTACAAACTCTGACGAATCTGTCGGTATTTTGGTTGAGGTTTCGTCAGCCGCAAAAGTTATGTTTAGAAACTGCCATTTTAGACTTACAAAACCAGACGGAGCACCTGTATGGGTTGACATTGAGGATGGTGCAAAGGTTATATTTGTTGGCTGCGTCTGGAGCGGAAACCCTGCTGCAGGTCATTACGTTCGACATACAGGCGCTGCGGCAAATGTGCAGGTTGTTGCATCGTTTGCTGCAGCAACAGCCCCAGGCCCAGTGTTTGGGAACTCGCAATCAACGGCGGTAATTTAATGGCATATAAAAAACATCCACGTCACATTACAAAAGAACAGTTTGCGGACAACACCACCGTCGATGGTGACAGGATTGACTCTGCCATGGAGTCGTTTGAGCGGCACTTTAATCAAGTGCCAGAGGGTGACGTTTTAACAAAGTGGACGCCTACGACATTTGTCGCTGGTTGGATCCCGCAGGAAAGCACACCGACAACAATTCATCATTGGCCATGGATGACAACGCCTAACATATCAGACTGGGTGCAATCAGGCACAACCACTCCAGAGCGCTTTGTAAACACAGAAAGAGTAAAAGGTTCAAGAATACCAGGGATTGACCCATCTAGGGCTGAAGACCTTCCTCTTCCAAACTCTCAATGGGTGTGGGAAACATCGTTTCAAATACATCGCCCAGCTATTGTTACGCATTTAGATGTGTTTTTAATGGTAGATAACCCTGGACTAGGAAGCCGCAATTACACTAACGGCTTTAAATACGGAGCGCTTCCGCCCCAAGGCTTTGCCAACAATCAAGCTAGTAAAGATTTTTCCTTTAGCCTTCACGTTGACTCTCCTACCTCTACTGAAAACAGGCAGCTTAACGAGATTGAATTAACTAGAAATAGTTTTGTTTTGCAGCACAGTAGAATTTCGGACTCAAGGGGACAGGGAACATATAACGATATGACCCCAACAGGTTTTCCGGGCGGATTTGTGTCTGGTATTTACGAGCCAGTTCATTGCGAAGCTCCACTGCACCAGAATTCAAGGGTAAGGATTTCTTGTGTTATACCACCAGTGTTGCCGTCAACCTCAACCTCTAGCTACACATCTAGCTGGGGTGATGAGCCCTGGTTTCAACAACACTTTGGCGTTGTTTTGCACATGCTAGAAGAGGTTTGCTGATGGCAAAGATAACCAGAAAACGATTGGCGCGTGGAACAAAACTTACTGCTGATCACATTCAAACTCCGCTTGCTAGTGCGGTTGCTCAAATAAACGCTGGAAACATAGAACAAGACCAGCTTGAAAGCAGCAACGGTACGTTTAGGGTTAACCTTCACATACCGTATCTTGCTAGCGACTTTCCGTTTTCGGAAAACCCAATTAAAGGCACTGCATCTGGTGGCGACAAGATGCTTGAATATTGCACGTTTGCAATACCGTTTACTTTACCACCAACACAGGATTTGTTTTCTGCATCCAAAGGAGCGCCGTTTAGCATAAACATTAATCAGCCAGATATAATTTTAGACGAAGTTAGTTTTTCGTTTGATCAAAGAGCAGAGCCATGCGCGATTAAAGATCAAATGAAAGACGACCTAGACGTTGAGGATTATGACGACAGCGGAAAAATGGACTTCGATTCTATTACCGCCTACGACCTTAAGATTGGCCTTTTAGAAAAACCCCAAGAGTATTTCTCAGACCAGACACCTGAGTTTCAAAAAAGACTTTTTGACGCACCTCTGCCTTTTACGCAGTTCTCTGGAGATCTTGTAAGGATTAATCCGGTAGTAATTACTGACGTAAACACCAGCATCAATCCATTTAAAACATATGCTTTTACGATCAAGGCTCCTGCATTAGGACAGACTGGCAGCAAGGGGATTACTGGGTCGAAAAGCCATGCGCTAGTTTCTGTGCAAATAAGCATGAAGTTTCGATCAACCCTTGTAGAGCGAGACGTGTACGGAAGCGGTAACCTCCTACAGAACTACCCAACCAAAGACAGCAACCTGACGGTAAGAACCAGGACTCAAATAAGCCAAACTCTTACAGCCACTGCACCAGCAGCAGGCGACCCTATTCTTGCTGACACAGGAACCGCATCGAGCGCCGTTAGTCTGCTAATGGGAACGGTTGACGAGGAGTTTCGACACAAATTGTCTGGAGGGGTAGATGAAAATTGCGAAACGGACCCCAGACAAACACTTAAGCATGACTCTTCCTATGAAGTAATAGCCGTACCCCTAATGAACAACAGAAGGTTTGGAGGCATAACAAGCAGGTGGGCAGGAGAAGAGCCTTACACGGGAAACCATGCAACCGTAAGCGATGTAAAGTACTGGACAGACCCAATATGGGACAGAAGAATAATTCCTATCCACTACCCAATGGTAGTCCATCATGTAGTCTTAGCGTGGAACTGGAATAGGTTTTATGTGACTGACCAGGCAGGCGGAAACAATGCAAGCTTTTCAATGACGGCTCCGACAAGCGACACGTTTACGGTAGACGTAGGTGTTGGCATTGGCGAAGGGCTAAGGTCAGACAAAATTAATTTGCAAACGATAGCCTCCCACCAAATGATAAACCCATTAGACCCACACCTGCCTTCAACAAATTGGTCGTCAAAGATGATTGACAAATGCAGCGCCAATAACCATGAGTTTATTATTGGCAGCTTTAATTATTCTGGAAATGGGGCATTTCGACCAAACCCAAATGTATCAGGCAATTTTAATTGGGAGTGGGAGCTACACCAAATACCCTTAACTGGAAGCGGGGGGTCTGGTTATTACGCGCAAGGGACTCCAATTTTTATTGGAAAGTCATGGAGCGCAACACAGACAAGAACAACTGTAGGTGGCAGTGCTTCATCAACTGGCGGAAGAGAGCAATTTCTAGAAGTAAGAATGAAAATAAGCGACACTGCCTCCGACAACAAAAAGTTTAATTCAACGAGAGATGATGTTCTTAGCGGTTATGGTGGGCACTGGGTGTACATCATTGGCAAAAAGTTTTTAACGAGGTGACGTTATGGTTATGCCGAAAGACAAAAACGTAGGCAAAATGAACAAGCTTACTCCTATTGCTGAAGAGAATCAGCTAATTGGACAGGCGGTTCAGGCTGGAAGAGACAGGACTGCAATGTATCAAGACGCTGCAGAAAGAATGAGGCGCGATTTTGATTTAGCGTCTCAGTCTGTTGCGCAACAAACACCAAGACTTCTTGCTACAGCAGGCGCATTTAACACTACTGGAGGAAACGTCGTAGACGCTGCTCGAGGAATTGCGCCAGTAATAGGCGACACAAGAGCCAAGCTAAGCATGACGGGCACTGACGCTTTAAGTAAGCTGGGTGCTGCGCAATTCGATTCAGCAATAGATGACGCTGAATACGGCCTTAGTGCCATGCCGCACGTAAGGCAAAGCAAAAAGGTTTTAGGGTACGTGCAGTTGCATAAAGATATGAGAGACAAGCATGGCGATGCAGAAGCCGATCGAAGAATGATGGAGCTTTTAGGAAGTGAAATTGACCCAAAGGTAAAGCAAGACACAATGAGTGTTCTTGGCATAGGCGGGGCACCAGCAGAGCCAACTCCAATGGACAATTTTCTGGAGTTGGTAACGTTCGGCCTACACAAATCGGCGGATGAAAAGTAGGTTTAAGGAGTTAAGTTATGCCGCGATTATTGCCAACAATTAGTCCGTTTGGCCAGATGGGTGAACGGGTTGCAAGAAGAGGATACCAAGGAAAAGAAGAAGGTTTTTTTGGTAGCGAGTTTACAGCCAAAGATTTAAGCGATGTGTTTACGCTAGCCCAGCAGGGTGTCGGCCTTATTAAAGAGGCAGAGCCTATTGCTGACTATTTTACTAAGCGATCTGCAGAGGCCGACAAGCAGGCTGCACTAAAAGAAATTGCCGACAAACGAGCCGAGATAAACGCCGAAAAAGCCGAGAAAGCGGCACAAGTAAAAGCGGCACAGAACAAACTTCGGGAGTTGCAGCAAATAGGTCAACAAACTGCTGAGAACAGAAAGTTAATGGGCATGATGCCGGAAGTGCCTGACGTTGCCTTGCAAGAGCCTGCGCTTGGCAGCAGCCTCGCAGACCCTGGGTCTACACGCATTAGCAAAAAAGACGATGGAAGGGTCAGAAGGGACGACATTGTTGTTCCATCAGACATCAGCCTTGGCCTAATAGACCCTGAAATGCAAGAGGCAATTGACAGGGTTGCGCCAGGAGTTGGTCCACTAAGAAACGATCCTCAAGTAAAAGCCCTAAGGGAAATGTCGATTGCGGCTCAGCCGAGCAGAGAGTTAAGCGTAGACACCGCTGGACCTGTTGATCCATCAGCAATGCTGCAGGGCATGAGGGCTCAAAGACAACCGGCTGCAGCGCAACAGCAGCCCTCGCAAAGACAGCGCTTAGTACAAGCAGCACAGCAGCGGGTAGGTAAAGGCCCTGCTGGAACCAGGATGCGAGAAGACGGTTACTTTAGCCACACACCAAACAGGGCTACCTTGCAAGCCCTGGCGCAACTAGAAAAAGAAAGACAGCTAGAGCCTGGAACCTTGCAAAACATTTACCTTGGAAGCGTTCCAAGATACACGGCTGGAACTCCTGGGCAAAGATTCCCAAGCGAAGAGTTTTTGGAATTAAAAAATCCTTACGAGTTAAACCAATACAGGCCTCTTGTAAAAACTGTAGAAGAGGCTGAGCTGTTTCAGAGGCTAATGGAAGCTGCAATACAGCGCGAAGGCGGTTACGGATTCCTTGGTAAGTTTGACAGGCAGGACGAGCTTAGAAAGTACTTTGACAAGAACTTTAGCTTCCAAGGAAAAATCGACCCGAAAGAAGTCAAAGAGGGCAAAGGGATTGGGTTTGGAGACGCTCGCAAAATTATAGGAAAAAAGAAGCGAGTGACGACAGGAGGCTCGGGAAGAGGCCGAAACCAAAAGCTTTATGAGGACAACATCTTAGTTGTAAACGAAATTACAGCAAGAATGCCTAACGGCAGCGTGCAGAAACAGCAAGCGCATGACATGTCAGAAGAGTACTTAGGGTATCAAGCGCGAGTAAGAGCTGTCGGCAAGACAAAGGCACGGAAAGAAATTAAAGACAAGCTAAGGTCTAACAACCCTGCGCAGGTTGCAGAGGCAAAGGCAGCGCTAGGAATGGAAGCTGGCGCAACAAACAAAGATGCGCTTCGTAGGCTAAGCGCATTTAGCAATGCAACGTCAAAGCGAATAAACAAGGCGAGAAAAGAGGGCAACAAGGGCAACATCAAAGGAACCGCATCGTTAGTGCAGCGGCAGCAAACTGAAAAAGATAAAGCTGCAGCCTTAGCAAAACATAGACGAGAGTCTAGCGCTCGGGCAGATAGAACCTACAATCTTAACGTAAGTAAGTTTAATGCGTCCGCAGTAAAGGCGGCAAAAGATAGAGCACACAAGGCAGGAAAGGTAGCCTATGACGCTGGAGCCACCTACGACAGCCCAGATCAAAAACAACAGCGTTATCAAGAAGCTTATGACAAAGCGTTAAAAGCAGAAATGGAAAGCATAAAAGCCAAGCCTGTTGTGCAAGTAGACGGAACCTCTGGTAGAAAAACCTTCGAGGGAAGCGCAACAGTTAACTCAATCGACGCAAACACACCGGCAAAATAAAGGCTTAAGGATGTCTGAGCTTGTTGATGTAAATCTAAAAATGCCAGACGGCCTTCCTAAGGCTTTTGTTGAAGAAGTAAATAGCCTTGGTGGTAGCGACGGTAAGGCCAGGGTGACTGTTGATGTTGCCAATCTGGCAAAAGGCTATACCGATGACGATGTGGTTAAGAAAGCAAACGACGTCTTTAATGGTTTTTTTGCCAAATGGAGAAAGAGAAACAAAGACAAGCTGTTAAATCAGATTGTTGCAGAGCGCGTTCCGTCAGTAGCGGAAGAATTTAAGCGCAAGACAACGGGTGACGTAACGCATGCCTTGGCTCCTCTAGAGCCTGAACAGCGCCAAAGGCTTATTGGTGAAAACCAGGAGCTTCAGCAAAGGTTTGGTGTTGAGCCAGACAGAAAAGACTACGAGTCAGATGTAGAGCATGACATTGCATATGCTGATTGGGCCAACAAACAAAGAAAGTTCCCTTATGTAGACCCTGAGTTTAGGCAGGTGTCGGCACAAAAAGTTAAAGAATATCTTTACGGGTCTTACAACTTTGCAGACCCAGACCTTGATGACGACACTAAGCTAAACACTGTAATAAACAACAGGGTAAGCGAAGGCTTAAGGCAAAGAAACGAACTAGCTATTAGCCAAAGCAGAAAAAACAAACAACTGGCTCAAGACCTGAAGGGTGTCGAAGACGCAACGTCGCTTGAGTCGGAAGGGAATTTAGTGGCTCTTACTACGGCGCTAAACCAACTAGACAGGGGTTACGACCCATATTACGGCGTGGGAACGCCAATTGTAAAAACAATGGCAGCTTCGCTAGAGGCAGAAAGAAGATCACAAGAAAGTTACCCTCAGTACCACCAAGATTATTTCCAAGAAAGGCAAAGAATAGAGGGTGAAATTGAGGCAATGAAAAAAGGGCGGACTGAAAGCAGGGGCCGCGCTGAAAAAAGCCTGGGTGTTTCTGAAGAGGCAACAGAGGAAGAGAAAACTCAACAGGCAGTCGCACGGTTGCGCAAGCCAATTAACGAAATAACGGTTGATGACATAGACTTTCTTGTTTCTAGCAACATTGACCCAAACCAGGTTTTAAAAGAGCGAGGTGTTTCTGTTCCCGCATGGGCCGTTGGCGAAATTAATCGCGCAATTGAAGACAGAAGAGGCACTCTTATCTCTCACCAAAGGGTAATGGAGGAGGCGGACCGCCTTAAGTTGGATGCGTTTAGTCAGGCTGCTGATATCATTACGCCCATAACAGATGACATCTCAAAATCTACAGGCCTTGGTATTGGGTTGCCTAAAATAGAAATGCTCACCAAGACGGCGAAGACGTTAGATTTGACGCCACAAGGTGCGATTGATTTTCAAAACTTTTTTACTGAGTTTGGAAACAAAGGAACAGACACGGCAAAGAACACAGCCAGAAAAGTTATATCGGACAGGCTTGGCGTGCAGGATGGAGAGGTTGACGACGGAATGGTCTACGGCCTCCAGGAAGATTTAAGAAACTTAACAGCCACAGAGTGGATTGAAAAATACCCAGAGCTTGCAAAGCAGTACGGGGCGCAAGACAGGACAAGCCACTGGTCTTCTGGTTTTTTTACGGACGTTGAGCAGCTTGTTGCTCCTGGTAAAGACTGGTCTGCCGAAAGAAAGATGGATATCTTTCTAGATTCTTTTTCTAAGTTTGACCCGTTCGAAGAAGAAGAAAAGCTATGGCGTCAAGTTGTTGATGAAAGGGCTCAGGGTAATGTTTTTTCAAATGCTTGGAGAGACATTGGGGACATGTGGGTTGGTTTGTTTGAGATTGGCGCACAGCCAATTAAAGACCTTATAACAACACCGCTTGGAATAACTGATGACGACACTGCCTCCTTTCAGCTTCTTAAAGAGCTTTACTTAGACCATGTGCAAAAAGAGTACGGCGAAATCAGGGGTCTATACGGTGATGAGGAGCGGGCGTTAAGGCGTGAGTCAAGAAACAGATCTCTCAAAACCTTACTGTCGGGCGTTGTTAATCAGTACGAGCGTCTTTTTACTGAATTTGACGACATGTTCCACACGTCTCCAGTTGGGACTGTTGCGACAGTTATAGACGTATTAGGTGTAACTCGCGCACTGCTTAGTAAGGGGGCAAAGCTGGGTGGACCTGGCGCAGAAAGACTTGCAAGGGCCGCTGAAGCCTTAGATGAAATGGTCCAAAAAGGGCGTCGCGGCGTTTCGAATGTCATGCTTGTTGCCCCTGCTGCAAAGTGGGCTCTTTCATATCCTGCAAAACAAATTCAAAACTTATTCAAAAAGCCTGCGCCTGTTATTGAAGACATTGCAGGAGCCGCCGACCTGGCTGACGCGGCACAACAGAGCGCCGTAATCTTTAGTCAGAG